TAGGATAGGGTTTACTGGACGTTAGAGCCGCTCTGATTAGGTGGTTGATAGCAAACACAGTCTTACCCCCCCTCCGATGAACGATGACTACGTTAAAGCGGTTTGTGTCGCATTTTTCATGCAAAAAATTTTGGATTTCTCTTGGTGCGTATGGAATTACTATTTGTTTCATATTTTAAAAAGCACCCCCCCTAATGTAAAGTTTTGTTTTGATTTAAAAAATCTTCTTCTAGGACAAACTGTTCTTTAATAAACAATGAAAAGTCTTCAGCATCAGCTTTATCTCTGAACCCTTCAAAGTGAGTAATGACTATTGGTTTTTTTGTAGTCTTATTTTTGACTATAAAGATTGTTGTTTTTAAGAATTTATCATCCATGTGTTTATGCCTTGTATCAACATTATTCTAAGAGGTACCTCTAAAAATGGGTGTACCCACTTTAAAACCCCCCCCTATTTACCAATTAGCTTTCATTTATCTAGTTTTTATTACTAGTGATAATTACAGATTATCAATAGTTATATTACCGATAATTAATAGTTATCGGAATGTTCGCTTAATGTTCCTGTATTCCTTTCATATTACTTATATATTTTATATATATATTATATACGTATAAGATATATCTATTTTTTATGTGTAATTTATATATATATTTTATATACTTCAATACTTCTAGTCCATAATACTGTGACATATTTATCACACTTAACCCTATTTGTGACATATTTGTCACTATGGTTTACTCCAACTGATGGTTAATGGTTGATTCTTATCAGAGTTAATGCTTAAAACCTCTGCACTTTTACCATATCTCTTTGCATTTAGTTTACTTGCAGACCATTGAGAACTAGCAACGATTATTTTATATAGGTTTACTAAGTTCTGAGCTGCCTTTGGATCTAGTTCTCCTGATTCTATTTTAATTTCTAATTCTTTTCTTTTGTCTTCCAGCTCTGAAAGTCTTAGATCAACTGCCAATTCTTTTGCTTTGATGTATCTATCCATTAAAACATTATCTTTAATTAAATAGTTTCTAAAAGATTGCCATGTAAAATCTACATCATCTCTACTAAACACTTCTCTAATTGTTAAGCCATCTGCAATAAGGTTGAGAAGCTTATCAAATAATTTCTCTGTTAATTTTTTTTACGCCAGCCATTTAATTTCTTAAGGGTTCCTGGCAAAGATAGAAAGGAAAGGAAACTTCACCAGGAACAGTTATATAACTAATAGACTAAGCTTAAGGGAGCTAGTAGCCTAGAATTTACTTAACACAATATCTGGTAGATTACAAATCAAAAGGCTTTTTTTTAGGCTTAAAACTTCTAGTTGTTAGTGTAATGGGATTATGCTTTAATTTACCTTTAAAAAGTAAATCATCAATTATAGTTTGGCAGGTGTAAGATCCAAATAATCCATCATTTATAATTAGATACATTTGATCGAAGGATAGCATTCCATTTTCAAAGTCTGATTGTATATATTTATTAATTTCAATCTTCTCTGCCAGGCTATAGCTATTATTATAACTCTTTTGTAATGGTTTATTATTATAAAGATACTCAGTCATCCTTAAAGCCTTTTAACTTTTTAAATCCTTTATTACTATTGTTATTACTACTATTGTTATTACTCTTATAATGGTACCCAAATTCTGGGTAGTCTGGTTGCGTAGATTCTGGGTAGTCAGGGTACGTAGATTTTGGGTAGTCTCTAGGTAGTTTTAAAGTATATCTGTTCGCACTTGATAACCTGTGGACAACTATATAGCCAATATCTGAGAGTTCCTTTTTTGCCTTTTGCAGTGTGTTAATTGAGATTCCAAGCTTAAGGCATAAATTAGAGTTTCTAAGGTTCCTATAATTAGCAGATAAACTTTTATATAACAGAACAAACTTTAGCGTCATTTGATTACCCTATTATCATAAAACAGAGCATTTGGGATCATAACAAACCCTTTTTTTAATTTATTCATTATTCCTTTTTTCCTTCCCTTGCTAAACCTTATATACCCAAATTATGGGTAGTCAATAAAGAACATTTAGCGAACAAATGAATTGTGTTCAAAAATTAAGGCGGAAGGCTAGGTTTAAACAAATAAATTAATTCAATTATTATGCTTTTTATTGTTTGACATATAGATCAAAAGTAATACAAATAAAGAATGATAAATACAAATAAAACAAAGGAAACCATGAACTACAATGAAAAACATTTATTAAAACAATTTGAAAATAAATCTAAATTTGATTTTGAATTGTTTAAGGATGACAATAACCCTAATAATTTTAGTGATGAATTTCACTCAAAATTTGATGAGTTATATAGTCAAGTTTGCTACGATCAAGGTATTAAAAAAGATTTAGAAAAAGAAATCGAAAACCAATAACAACCAATAAAGGAAACAAAAACAATGCCAAAGTTTAAAACAAAAATACAATATGTTAGTTGGAACGATTCAATTGTTGGATCAGAAAAAAAAGCAGATATAAAAAAAACTATGCTTGAAAATCAAGGCTACATTTTAAAAGCGACTCAAGCTGGTTTATTTTCTGGTTTAATGATTTATGAAAATACAAACTATAAGAAAGGGATATAATGATTAGAATCAGAAAAACAGAAGGAACTTTTAAAACTTGTTATACTTTAATTGATGATGCAACAGACAAAAATGTTGGATTAACAAAGGGTAAAAATTGGTTAATAAAAAGACAAGCCTGGAATCTTTGCAATAATAAAGATTACTTAACCAATCATAAAAATACAGGTCATTACAACAAAATCACCAAATGCTGGTTTTTTGATAATGATATTGAAAATTTTATGGACGAAGCAAACAAGAACATAGAAATTAATATAACTACAAGATTAAACAGCAACCAATAGGAATATAAAAAAATGAATAAAGGCATATTATTAGTTAATTTAGTTTCAAGTGAAACTTTAATTAGTCAAGATTTTTTAATGGAAGATAAGAATTTTGTTAAAAAAGCTAAAAAATTAATAAAAGATAAATTAGAATTTTACACAGTAAAAGACAAGTTAGTACAATGGTGTAATAATAACTATTAATAAAACTTTGATAATAGTAATATTAAACTTGACACCAATAAACAACAATATACAATTAAGATATAAACAACTAACAAAGGGAAAAAAACATGACTAAATATATATACAATAAAGACAGCTTCGAAAATGCTTTAGAAGTTTCAAATTATCCTTGGGGTTTTAGATTAAAAACTAAGCGTAGAACCTGGATAGAAACAAACAAAAACGCAAGGCGACAGACTTTGTTTTTGTACTCTAAACCCAAAAACTCAAAAATGGTGTGCTGTTAAAAAAGCAACATATAACGCTGTTGAAGTTTTATTTATAGATGAAAATGAGCATATAAAATCAGACGCTATCTGGAAGTATGGAACGAATGACCAAAAAATACAAGACTTTCTAGCTGCTGTTAATTATGAGAAGCTAAACGACTTGCAAAAAAAACAAGTATGCAAGTTAAGGTCTATAAATAAAGTTATGGAAAAAGTAACTTTAATATTACTAAAGTTTCAGAATATAACTGTCAGATCCTTTAGACTTAATAAGAATGAGACGAGATAACAATTCAGACGAAACTAAAGCAAGAGAGCAAGAGCAAGACAAGATTAAAAGTCAGATTTCAAGTGCTATTAATTCGACTTATAATCAAGCCTTGGTTAAGAATAATTTAAAATAATAAAACTTTAAGGGGTCCTTTATTGGACCCTTTAGAGATTTATTAAATAATAAATCACAACTAAAAAAAAGGAACTAATGACTGATATAAATGAAACAATGGACCACGCAATAATAGAAGATGACTTTAATAAAATTGAAAAAATAGCATTAAATCCTGATCATGCTTTAGTTAGAATGAGCCAATATAATATGTTTACTGATCAAGTAAGTTTTGTAAATAAATGGGTTAATATATCAGATGTATTTAAAGAATTATGGGACGATATAAACACTGATTGCCATGATTATATTATGGATTTACCACAATATAAAAACATGGATTTTGATCAAATGCTCGAGGATTATGATCATAAAACTTATGAATGGATTAAAAAAACTGACGCCTGGAATTTAAAGGGTTTCGGTCTTAATTATTCACAATAATAAAACCTAAATGGGATTATTAATTTAATCCTATTTAAGATTTATTATAAAATAAATCATAACTAATAAAGGGGATAATATGAAAACAGTTAATCTTTTTAAAAAATTGTGTTCCAATAGTTTGGACCAAAATAAAAGAACAAGAAATAACAAAAGAAATAAGATCAAGAATGGTGCACAATAAACCGTTTACAATAAATGATTTTAAAACATTTCTAATTGGTATAATAAAATAAGGGGGTGCACTAATGAAAAAAATAAT